TATTTAAACCTATTATGTACATTTTTCAATAATGACAAGCGTTATCGTAATTGAAAAAGGTGGTGTTGTAAAAGAAGTTAATATTAAATTAAACAACAAAGATAATATTACAAATCGCTACAGTCCTAAAAGTAAGTCTGGAAAAAGTGGCTATGATAAAAAAACCACGTGGAGTGTAAAATTAAATAGTGAACTTTATATAGTTGAATTATGGGCAACAGACAAAGGGAGGGCGGGTTCTGAAAACAAATATGATTTTCCACCCCCAGTAGATAATGAATTATATTTTGGAAATTGTTTGCTACTAAGAGTAGATAATGATGGAAGTGATGTAGTTGATTTAACAAAAGAAAATTGGGATAAAATATATGAAAAATTATTTGGAGGATTTGAGGACATTGGTTCAGAGGAGCCTAGTGAGGATGAATTAGAGTCAGTACCAGAGGAGATGAAAACAAAATCTGGTTATCTTAAAGATGGTTTTGTGGTAGATAATGAAGATAGTGAAAATAGTGAAGATGTTAATAGCAATGATGATGATGATGATGATGATGATGATGATGATGGTGATAATTATAATAGCGAAGAAGAAGAAGAAGCGGTATCATCGGATGATGAGGATGGTGATAATTCTGAATTAGATTCAGAAGATTATGATTATGGAAGTGATTAAATAATAAAATTGAATAGATATTAGACGCATCTTTTGTAAATAGTATTACAAAAGATGCGTAACGTGACAAATCCAAATAATTTCAGAAAAAACATAGTGGAACGTTTAACAAAAATAACCGGTAATCCAGTTATTTCAAAAAATCTAGAAATCGGGATTTATAATTTTACTATTCAACAGTCAAAAGAGCGTTCTATTGTAAGAAAATGGGAAAATTCAGCATTTTCTCAAATTTATATGGATCGACTCAGAAGTATTTATAGAAACCTAACATCAAATGTAAATTTACGTGAAGCATTGCAAAAGCGTAAATTTAAAGCACATGCATTAGCTTTTATGACACATCAAGAAATGTGTCCAGACCGATGGGATGAGTTGATCAAAGCTAAAAAAATCAAAGAAGAAAATATATATGCACCAAAATTGGATGCAAATACAGATAATTTTACATGTAGGCGCTGTAAATCAAAGAGATGTAGTTATTATCAATTGCAAACAAGAAGTGCGGATGAGCCAATGACAACATTTGTAACATGTATTGATTGTGGTAACAGGTGGAAATGTTAATTTTTAAATATCCCGCAATATTTCTAAATCACGGGAATGCCAATATTCATATTTATTTCCAGGTAGAGGTCTTTTGATGATAAATGGAACTTTTTTCTGCTGTAGTTCTAGGCGTGCAATTTGATATCCGTCAATAATATTTGACGGAGGAGTGATAAGTGGAGGTGCACCATGTTCAATTTGCTTGGCTCGAAGCCCTAAAATATGTGTAATTTCATATCTAGACATAAACGGATGTGTTTTATGATTTGGATCATCAATCATCCCGTCCTTATTTCTTTTAATAAGTGTCATCATTTCAACTGTTTCATGGCTGTCAGCAAATGCTTCGGGGTGATTTTTTTTAATAAAATCGGATTGAATATCAATATCTAATTTCTTAAATGCGTTTTCGTCAGAATCTTCATCCGTATCCGTATCTGTATCTGTTAATTCTCCTACACTAGATAATTCATCGTCTAAAGCAGTTGCATCAGCATTTAAATTTAACATGGATAGTTGTTTTTGTGTAGAATCAACACTATCTTTTACCTCGGCATCAATATCGGCATCAACATCAACCTCGGCATCAACATCATCATCCACCTCATCATCATCCACCTCATCATCATCCACCTCATCATCAGCAACATTTGCAGCATCACCTAATTCTGTATCCTCATCACTATTTACGTTATCCCCTACTTCCATGTCTTCATTATCGCTATTAACATCTGCCTCAGGATCACTATTTATTTCAGGAAAAGTGGGGTTGTTCATTGTAGAAGACATGTTTTTATAATATGACTAATAAAAACTTTATGCAGATTCAATTTTTATATTAATAATTATTTATACATTTTCAGCTGTTTTCCATGATGTATTACAAACAGTACATATATACAGATATTTCATATTTGCATCGTCATACCTTAAATAGATGACTTCTCTATGAGCATCTTGTTTAGTGTTTGATTCACAATCTTGATTTGGGCATCTGATTGAGGATGTTCTGGGAAGCGTTGGGTCGATCTTAGTATATTCATTGACAGTATGAACATATTTTTGCGTGGTTTGTCGCAAAACAGTATTTGAAACACATACATTAGAAATTGCTAAATCAGCATCTTCCTGTCCACAATTACGACAATAATAAACCAACGTATTATTATCATCGCCAGATAATTTCATGTAATACATGTTATCGCATTTACTACAAAAGTGCATCTTTAGTTTAATAATGACATGGATTATTTATTTCAATTTCGTTTTAAATAGTTGATTTAGTTTGCTAAACTCTTTTTTTAAAAAAGGATAATTTATTATAATATTCATAGCATACATTTTTGTATTACAATGAAACGCCTTTTTGTTTTTTTTGTCTTTACATTTTTCATTTATTCGATTTAAAATACTTTTATAGTTTTCGCTAAAGTGGTTTTGAATAGTTTCTTTAAAAGATAGAATTGGACAATTATTTAACATTTGTAGTATACCCGTTTTAAATGTTTGATGTTCAATGATAGCATTATATTTATCATAATCCACATTATTTTTTGTTATACCTGGTTCATTCAGCAATGGTGTATTTACAAATATAGTAGAACAAATACTAAGTAAAACAGATCGGATTGTTTGACACCCTGACCAAGGCTCACCATGCCATGTGTTTAAAATAGATAAGCAAACCTTCCCATTTTTGTATAAGTTGGGGTTCATACGTGTCTCGCCGTCATTTGTTAAATATGTAAATTTTGGTGGCGCATGTGGGTAGTTGCATGGAAAATCAATATTAAAAAAAAAATAGCCTCCTTCATATAGCGTGTTTTCGGGACCAATAATTAAAGCATATCCTTTTAACATATTATTATCATCATGTATGTAGTGAATTCCCATATCATTTAAAGGATTTTTTGTAATGTCACGTATATCTTTGGCGAGTCGATGTGCGGTTTCTTTAGTTATTATTATAGAATTTTGTGCAGTGTCATTATTATTATTACTCATGTGTATAATATACATTAGTATGGTAATATTTATATAATTTATTTGATTAACTTAAAAATATTACAAACAAAAATTGAGATAAAAATATCTTGCGATAATATATTCAACAATGTCTTCATCGAGGTCAATGTCCTTTGGTGATTATACAAAAAAATTGCGTGTTGCACGAGGTGCAGTGCATACGCACACCCGCATTCCAGATAAAAAAGCTGGAATTACAGGTGGTATATTTAATATTACTGCTGAAAATGAAAAAACATTTCTAAAAAATTATTACACGCATGTATTTAAAAAAGGTAATTTTGAATATTTAACTGAAAAGCAATTGAAAGATGATGGCCCGCTATTGATTGATATTGACTTGCGTTATGCTTCAGATGTGAAAGAAAAACAACATACACCAGAACATATCATTGATTTAATCATGATGTATTTCGGTAAAATCGAAGAAATATACAACATTCCCGATTGTTCAAAAGTAGATGTGATTGTGCAAGAAAAAAAAGATGTGAATCAGCTAGAAGAAAAAACAAAAGATGGGGTTCATCTTATTTTTGGAATTAAAATGGAGCGGGCTGTTCAAGTGATGTTGCGCGAAATGGTACTTCCAGAGTTGAAAAATATTTGGGAAGACCTTCCAATTACAAACACATGGGATGAAGTGTTAGATGAAGGCATTACAAAAGGTACTGTAAACTGGCAATTGTACGGTTCTAGAAAACCAGGTAATAAAGCTTATTTGGTAAAAAATTATTATGTTTTAAATTATCAATCTGGCGAATGGACAATTGAAACAACTGATATGAATTCATTTAAAACAGAAAAAATGTTACCTAAATTATCTGCAAGGTATACTGAACATCCTTCGTGGGAGCTAAATCAGAAAATGGTTGAAAAAATAGAGCAATACAAAAGTAAATCGAATTCAAAAAAACAGCATGTAGTAACGAAATCTAATATGCAACGCGGGCAGTTTGTTAGATACGACACTATTTCAAGTGAAGAGCAATTAGATGAAATGTTGACAATATTATTTGAGGATATTAGTCCAGTACAACACATCTACAAAGAAACACATGAATATACCATGAGCTTACCTAAAGAGTATTATGGAAAGGGTAGTTATAATAAATGGATACGAGTAGGTTGGGCACTGGCTAATACAAGTCCAAAGCTATTCTTATCATGGTTAAAATTTAGTAGCCAAGAAGGCTGTAGGGATACGCTATGTGGTGCGGATAAGAAATTTGATTGGAATAAGGTGTCTGAATTGTTTGAAATTTGGCAAGGATTTGATTTTGATAATCCTGATGCGCTTACTCACCGGTCTATTATGTATTGGTCAAAAAGCGATGCAAAAGAAAAATATGATGAAATTCGAAAAAATACAATTGATTATTTCATTGAGCAAACGATTGTGACGCCAAAACAAACAGAATTTGATTTGGCAGCAGTATTGCACAGTATATACAAAGATCGGTTTTCGTGTGTAAGTATTCGCAACAATTGTTGGTACGAGTATAAAAACAACAGATGGCATGAGATTGATTCTGGTAATACTCTTCGGTTATTGATTTCTCAAGATATGCACCAGTTATATGTAAACAAAGTTTTAGAACACACTACAAAATATGAATTGATGGAGCAATCAGATGATAGTTCAGAACAAATTCGCAAACGAACAAGCAAATTGGCGGAGATTGCACTTTCACTTAAAAAAACGCAATGGAAAAACAATATTATGCGAGAAGCGAGGGAATTATTTTATGATAAGGATTTTATCACCAAACTAGACCAGAACCCATATTTGCTTTGTTTTAATAATTGTGTAGTTGATTTCAAACAAAAAAAACATCGCAAGGGGCAACCGGATGATTATATTTCAAAATCAACTAATATAGATTATGTCCCTCTTTCTAGAACTAAAAATAAAACAATCATTAGCGACATCAAAACTTTTATGGAACAATTGTTTCCAAACGAAGATCTGTGCAAATATATGTGGGATCATTTGGCGTCATGCTGTGTAGGAACAAATGAAAATCAAACATTTAATATTTACAATGGCTCGGGTAGAAATGGTAAATCAATGCTTGTTGAGCTCCTGACTAAATGCTTGGGTGATTACAAAGGAACGGTGCCGATTACATTAATTACGCAGAAGCGAAATAGTATTGGTAGTACATCTTCAGAAATTGTACAATTGATGGGGACACGTTATGCAGTAATGCAAGAGCCTTCCAAAAACGATAGAATCAATGAAGGTATTATGAAAGAAATTACGGGAGGCGACCCAATTCAAGGGCGTGCTTTATTTAAAGATACTGTTACGTTTGTACCGCAATTCAAATTGGTGGTATGTACGAATACGATGTTTGATATTATGACGGATGATGATGGTACAT